CGTCCACGCCGTCGTCGAGGTCTTCGTGCGGCGCACGACCAGGTAGCCGGAGGTGCGGTATGGCAGCAGGTTGTACGCGGTGTCGGTCGGCGTCTGCCGCTTCATCTCTACCGTGATGGTGAAGGACCGGCGGCCCACGCCCTGCGTGGTGAAGGTGGAGGCCAGGTTCGAAGTGTCCACGGTGGCCGTGGATGCCTTGATCTGGAGACCGGCCGGCGTGATGTAGGACTCCAGGGCGGTCCCGGCGTTCAGCTCGGTGGTCGTCGGCGCGGAGATAGTCGCGATCGACGGCACGAAGGACACCCGTGTGTTGCCATCGTCGAAAAGGTCGGACATGACCTACTGCTCCTTCGGGTCGGCGCCGGTCGGCGTCGGAGATTCGGGCTTGGCGGCGGACGCGGACGCCTTCGGCGCCGGGGACGGTGCGGCGTTGGCCGAGGCGGATTTGGCGATGAGAGCGGCGATGGCGGCGTCGGCCTGCTCGCGTTCGAGTTCGGCGCGCAGTGCGCCGTCGTCGGTCGACGGCTCGCCGACCGCCTCCCAGTCCGGGAAGGACTCCATGGCGGCGAGCGGCAGCACGACGTCCCCGAGTTCGGGGTGATGGGCGCGGGTCCAGTAGACGGACATCGGCGTTACCGCCGGATCGCCGCGACCGTCACCGTGGTGACACCCGAGTAGCTGATGCTGATGAAGCCGGTGCTGGTGTTCACCAGGTTCGGGTTGAGCGGAAATTGCTTGGTCGCGCCCGCCGCGACGCTCTGCGCGGTTGCGGTACCGGCGTTTCCCGCGGGGGTTACGCCCGGGTCGGCCAGCGTGACGGTGATGGGCGAGCCGCCGCCGTTCGTGACCTGAAGGAACGAGCGGTCGTCGGTGGCCGAGGCCAGCGCCACGGTGTCGCCGCCGCCGGTCGCGGCCACCATGGTCGGCGCGAGCCCGGCCGACGTCATGGACTGAAGAGTGAGCAGGGCCATGGGGCCTCTCCTATGCGGGGTTGGACTTGATTTCGTACTGCGCGGTGGAGATCCACAGCGGCGGCTGAACGGTGTCGTCGCGCAGCGTCGGCTGGCTGGCTGTCTGCCAGGGCGGCCAAACCGAGCGCCCGACAACGACGAGCGCGGACGACAGCAGGGCGGCCCGGGCAGCATCGGCGTAGGCACTCGCCTGCTCAGGGCCCTCGCCGACAGCGGTCAGCTGAATCGGGATGCTGATGTCGGCGAAGCGGTCGCCGAGCGAGCCGGACAGGTCGCCGGGACTGCCGTGAACGACCACACAGGTCGTGTCGACGTCCGGTCGCGACCCGATGTAGGCGTGGATTGGCGTCGGCAGGCCCTGGAGGGCAGCCTCCAGTACGGCCTGTACCGCGCGGATGTGCGGCTCGGCCTGGGGAATGGAGGTCATCCGAGGAGCGCCTGTTCCGCGACGGCTTCGCAGGCCGCAAGGAACTTCGGCTCCTCGATGGCCAGCGCACGACCGCCGTCGTTGTGCGGCGGGTTCTTCGAGGTGCCGAACTCCAAGATGTTGCCCAGCGCGCCCTGACGCTTGTCCTTGTCCGGACCGATCTCGGCCTCGACAGCGTTCGCCCGCACGTCCATGTCGTAGGTGATCGACGCGGGGTAGTACGGGGCGTGCGCGTTGCCCGAGGCGTTGGCCGCCCAGTCACGCTTGACGTTCAACGCGCCCTTGGACACCACCGGCGGGACCAGCGCGGCCAGACGCTCCGGGGCGCCGGCCAGTTCGGCGGCGAAGGCCTCGAACTCGCCGTACATCTCGCTCACTGCGCGAACTCGCAGGTGATCCGGAACGCGGTGTCCGTCGTCTCGGCCTCGGCGTTGGTGAGGATCAGCACGCGACCCACCAGCGCGGCGTTGAGCGAAGCCGTAATGGTGACCGTGTCACGGCGGCGGACGTCCGGGGCCGTGTCGGACAGCGGGAGGTCGAGGTAGTACCGCTGCACGTTGACCTCCGTATCGGCCGCCTGCTCGTCCTGGCCGCGCCAGATCTTGATGCGGCACGGGCCGGTGTAGACGGTCGTGTCGGTCTCGGAGTATTGCTGCGTCACCGGGTTGTAGGTGCGCGTCCCGGGGCGCGTGACCGTGCAGGCATCGAGCATCAGGCGAAGGTGCCTGGCCTGACCCCGGGCCACTACGGCGGCGAGGTTCATCCGGGCTTCACCGACCCCGCAGAGTGGCCATAGCGCCGACGCAGCGCCGCGCGAGTGCCGGGCGGCAGCTGCATCCCGGCGTAGGCGTCGGCGAAGCTCTCGCTGTAGTCGTCGACCGTCACCGAGCGGGAGCCGGACGGGTTGGCGAAGACGCTGGCACCGAGAGTGAAGACGGCCATGCGGGCCAGCTCCAGCTCCGGAGCGCCCGGCGCCCAGCCATGATCACAGACCACCGTCACCTGTGACGGCGGCGGATAGGTCATGTACTGGTAGCCGAGCATCCGCACCGGCGGCAGGAAGACCGCCGAGAACTGCCAGCCCCACGGCCGCCACAGCCGGTTGCCGCGCACCGAGTACTGCGAGGTGTCCAGCGTGACCGGCGCCAGGTTGGCGTCCTGCATCGTCACCGACTGCACAGCCGTCACCGGGCGCTGAGGCAGCGCCAGCCACTCTGACGAGGTCCCGTCGAGCACGATCGTGTCTCCGGTGACCCGCGTAAGCGTCTGGCCGACCTCGGCCACGACCAACGCGGTCGCCGCGGCGATGAACAGGTCGGCCTGGGCGGTCGGGATCGTGACCCCGACCCAGGACGACAGCTCGGCGGCGGTGACCAGCTCGGCGGCCATGGACTACTCGGCCGGCCCGGGCTCGGCGGTCGGCTCGGCCTGCTCGGCGCTGGCCGGTTCGGGGTCCGGCTCGCCGCTTCCGGGCGTGTGGGACTCCTCGCCGCCGGTCTCGCCGGTCTCGCCGGTCTCAATCAACGCCTGCTCGGCCGGGGCCTGATCGGGCGCCGGTGCGGGCCGGTCGTCCTGCTCGATGGTGACGTTGCAGTCCGACTCGACGAGGTACGCTGCCAGCGGGCCCTCGACTATCTGGCCGGCCTTCAGGGAGACCACGCTCGTGTTGTGGTTCACCGTCATGTCGTGCTCGACGTAGACGCGCATGATCAGATCTCCTAGACGTGCTCGACCACGACGGCGCGCTTGTAACGGGACGCGTCGCCGGTGGTGATGTCGGACGGGACGGCGAAGTCGCCGACCCAGGACCAGGTGGCGCTGATGATCTGCTGGAGCCGGTCCTGGGGCGGACGGATGATCATCGCGACTTCGACGCCGTTCGCCGGGCCGATCATCGAAATCATCGGCACCTCCTCCACGCCGGTGTCGGCGAGCAGGTCGGCGATCCCCTCGAAGGGACCGGCCATCAGGGCGTCCGCGCCCATGAAGATCGGGCGGTGCACGGTCAGGTTGCCGCCGCTGCCACCATCGGTGGTGACCGGCGCCTCGTTGTTCCTGACCCAGTCCACGCCGAGGAAGGTCCCGATGGACAGGCTCCCGAACACCTCACTGTCGCCGCGCCCCTGGTAGGCCTGCTTGAAGTCGGGATCCGCGAACAGCTCGCGCTCGGTGACCGGGTCGATGTGCCCGACGTAGTTCCCGTTGATCGTGGGGACGTTCATGGTGCGCAGCCGCGCGACGGCGTCCTCAGCCACGGATGCCGTCATCACGTTGGAGCCGGTCAGGTTGTAGCGGGTGGCGCCGGAACCGGGCCGCAGCGAGTACGGCGCGGCCGAGGAAACGACCGCAGCCCCAACCGCCTGAGTCACGGCGGTACCCAGGGTCAGCGTATTGGTGCCCAGGTTGCAGCCGACCACGGTGTTGGCGACACCGGCGACCGTGACGTTCAGCGGGTTGCCCGCCGAGACGGCCGTCGGGACGCCGTTCACGAGGACGGTGTCGAATCCGGCCGCCGACTTCACGACGCACGTGGTGGAGGCTGACCCCTGTGCGGTGATGACCCAGGTGTTTCCACCGCCGTAGGCCGCGTAGCTTGTTCCGGGCCAGCTGGT